AGCGACCTCCAGCTGATGAACGCCTATCGCAACACATGGTTGGCCAAGAAGATTGTCAACATCCCGGCCCTTGACGCCCTGCGCAAGTGGCGTGAGTGGCAGGCCGATCAGGGTCAGATCACGCTGATTGAGGGTGAGGAGAAGCGCCTGGGCCTCCAGCAGAAGGTACTCCAGTGCAAGACCCTCGCCAGGCTCTGGGGTGGAGCGGTCATCTACATCGGTGACGGCGGTGACGCCCAGGAGCCGTGGGAGCCTGAGAGCATCCAGAAGGGCGGCCTGAAGTATCTCACGGTGATGAGCCGCCGGGAGATGATCGCAGGCGAGCTGGAGCTGGACCCGACCCTTGAGACATACGGTTGGCCCAAGACCTATCAGGTGGCCAACTCTGTGGAGTTCTTGGACATCCACCCGAGCCGGATTGTCGTTCAGATCGGTGACGCACACCCGGACCCCTGGAACACCATGACCAATGTCGGATGGGGTGACAGCGTCCTCCAGTCCGTGTGGACCTCCATCACGAATGCCGACAGCACGGCGGCCAACATCGCCAGCCTGGTGTTTGAGGCCAACGTGGATGTGTACAAAATCCCGGACCTGATGGAGCATCTGTCCAGCGCTGCCTATCGGGGCAAGCTCATCGACAAGTTCACGCTCGCCAACATCGGCAAGAGCGTGTCCAAGGCCCTCCTCACCGACAGCGATGAGGAATATGAGCGCAAGCAGATCGCCTTCACCGGCCTCCCGGACGTGCTTCAGCAGTTCTTGATCCTGGTCTCCGGCGCGGCGGACATCCCGCTGACGCGCCTGCTTGGGCAGTCCCCCTCCGGGCTGAACAGCACCGGCGAACACGACATGAAGAACTATTATGACCGTGTTGCCTCCATGCAGACCCTGGAGATTGGCCCAGCACTCCACAAGCTGGATGAAGCCCTGATCCGCTCCGCTCTGGGCGACCGTCCGGCTGAGATTTTCTACAAGTGGGCTCCCCTGGAGCAGATGAGCGAGAAGGAATTGGCTGAGATCGGCAAGATGAACGCTGAGACAGCCAACATCCTCGCCGGCACCGGCCTCTTCATGCAGGAGGAGCTGCGTGAGGTTGTCGGCAACCAGTTTGTTGAGGATGGGTTCTATCCAGGCCTTGGCGACCTGCTCAAGAAGAATGGTGAACAGCTGCCCGAGTTTGACCTTGAGCGCCGTGCGACGGAAGCCGGGGTCAAGGCACTTGAGGCCGGTCCTCAGCCCGAGGAGCCCGGCGTGACCGGCGACGCAGCCCCGCGCCCCCTGTACCTGCGCCGCGACGTCAAGAACGCGGCTGACATCATCAAGTGGTACAAGGACCAGGGCGTGCCCGAGGTCTATGCGCCTGAGAGCATGCACGTCACTATTGTGTACAGCAAGAAGCCGATGGACTGGATGGCGATGGGCCAGCCTTGGGATGCGACCCTTGAAATCCCCGAGGGCGGCCCGCGCATCAGTGAGCGCTTCGGGGACATGGGTGACGTCCTTGTCCTGCTGTTCGCCTCCAACGAGCTTCAGTGGCGGCACGGCCTGGCCAAGGAGCTGGGCGCAAGCAGCGACTTCCCCGAGTATCAGCCGCACATCTCCATCAGCCTGCGTGCGAGCGAGATTGACCTGGTCAACGTCAAGCCGTGGACCGGCCCAATCATCCTCGGGCCGGAGGTCTATGAGGAGATTGACGACGCGGGTGACTGGCGTGAGAAGGTCGCCACTGAATGAAGTACGATCTGGCAGCCATGGTGAAGAACCGGCGGCCCGGGACGGCGGCTCAGTTGCCCGTCATCCCGGTCCCCCTGGGCCTTGAGCGCTCATACCTCGCCCAGCTCCGCCGGATTGAACACGAGGTCGCCCGGGGCATCCGGGAGATCATCCTGCCCGCCTATGTCAGCAAGCTGACCACGGACGCAGATGAGTCATCCATGTCCGCCCTCCGGCTGCTGGTCGGGGCGATGGTGCGGGCCGTCTCGGGACAGGTCTCACAGCTCATGGCCCTTGAGGGGGCGAACCATACCAAGAAGTGGATGACCAACGCCCGGCGAGCGTTCGGCATCAACCTCGCCTCTGTGATCCTTGAGAATGATCTTGAGGGCTTCATGGAGGCCGTGAGCTTGCGCAATGCCTCCCTCATTCAGGGCTTTGCTGACGACATCCTCAAGCGTGTCGCCACACAGACGGCAACAAGCCTTATTGCCGGTGAGTCAGCTGCCACGCTACAGGCGAAGCTGAAGCGCCAACTTGAGATCAGTGACGCCCGAGCCTGGCTCATCGCCCGGGACCAGACGGCCAAGCTCACTGCCGATCTGAACCGCAAGCGTCATGAGGACGCAGGCATTGACAGCTACATCTGGCGCACGAGCCAGGATGAGCGGGTGCGGCCTCGCCATGCTGCGCTGGAGGGGAAGCGCTACAAGTACGGCGAGCCCACCGGCGCGGAGGAGGGTCTGCCCCCTGGGCAACCCATCCAGTGTCGATGCGTCGCCCAAGCAATCGTGGAGTTCTGAATGTCATGTCGTTGCGCTGAGAGGCGAGCAGCAATTGTTGGGGCTGTGAAGCAACCAACCACAGTCTTGACGGCTGCCAGATTTGTCGCTAAAACGGGAGCCCAAGACGTTGCCACCGTGACCGCTGAGGGAACAAGGCGTGTTATGGACTTCCTCCAGAGAAGGGGGCTGAGGAGCTGATGCAGTTCACCGATGCAGTAACGATCAAGGGCACACGTCTCCGTGACGATGGTTATCTTGTCGTGGACGCTCGGGTGGCTCGCACCGGCATCCAGCGCTATCTTGGCAGTGAAGTGGTCGATGTGTACCGGCCCGAGGCTGAAGTGTTCAGCGCCGATGCCATGGCATCCTTTGCCCACCGTCCCGTCACCGACGATCACCCCAAGGGGGCTGTGACTGCTGACAACTGGAAACAGCTGTCAGTCGGCCAGACCGATGGTGAGATCAAGCGTGATGGCGACTTCCTCCGCATCCCCCTCATGGTGGCCGATGCCGCGACCATTCAGAAGGTTCAGGCTGGAAAGCGTGAACTGAGCGCAGGATACACCTGCGACCTGAAGTGGGAGCCCGGCACCACCCCGGACGGCCTCAAGTATGATGCTGTCCAGACCAACATCCGCGCCAACCACGTGGCAATCGTCACGCGGGGCCGCGCCGGTTCAGATGTTCGCATTGGCGACGATGCTGACAAGTGGGGCACCGCCCCGATCACCACCGCGCACGACAAGGAGACTTCCATGACCACGCGCAATGTTATGGTGGATGGGCTTTCGGTTGAAACTACCGATGCTGGTGCCCAGGCCATCACCAAGCTGCTCGCAGACCGCAAGACCCTTGAGGACAAGCTCCGTGAGCAGGACCAGGAAAACGACAAGAAGCTCAAGGCCAAGGACGCTGAAGTCAGCGCCATCCAGGCCAAGCTGGACGATGCCCTGGGCAAGGTCCTCACCCCGGATGCCGTCTCCAAGCTGGTGGCTGACCGTGTTGCCCTGGAAGCGACGGCGGCCAAGATCACCCCGGACGTGAAGGCCACCGGCCTGTCCGATGCGGCCCTGAAGCAGGCCGTGGTCAAGGCGAAGCTCGGGGACAAGCTCCCGGCTGAGCGTCTCGCTGATCAGGCGTACATCGACGCCCGGTTTGACATCCTCGCTGAAGATGCCGGCAAGACGCAGGACACCTTCCGTCAGGCCCGCATGGGCGACGGTCGCCCGGCGGCCCCGGGCTCCGCTCCGCTCAATATGAGCGATGCTCAGCGCGTTCGCCAGCAGGCCTTTGATGACCTGCTCCACTTCGATCAGACTGGTGCCGAGCGCCAGGCTGCCAACTGAGGGCTGACCGATGCCGTACAGCGAGAACTACGCAACTGATCCCGAGGTCGCGCAGGAAGGTCAGGTTGCTGACACCTCCCCGGCCACGATCCTATCCCGCACCGTCGATGCTGAAATTGGCTTCGGCAAGGCCGTTCAGAAGGGTGCCAAGCAGCACTCTGTGAAGGCTGCTGTTGACGCCGTTCACGGCATCACCGTGCGGTCGCAGGCAACCGGCGCACGCGCCGCTTCGCCCGATGTCTACCCGGCCAACGACACGGCTGCCATCATCACCCAGGGTCCGATCTGGGTCAAGGTGGACAGCACGGTTGCGGAAGGAGATGACGTCACCGTCACCGTCGCCACCGGCCTGTTCGGCACCAAGGCAGTTGCTGCCGGGGTCATCGCCGTCCCGGGTGCGGTGTTCGACACCGGGGCCGCCGCAAACGGCCTCGCCCGCATCCGCATCAACCTGCCGCAGTAAGGACCGCAGACGATGAACAACAACCAGCTCATGGTCGGTGATGCGATGCAGGCGAACCTCGGGTTCGTTGAGTCGCAGACCGCATACGTGGAGGCCGGTGTCTATCGCACCCGCTTCCCCGCCATCCGTTACCCTGGCCTGATCCCGGTGGATTACTCCGCCCCCGAGTGGATCAAGACCATCACTTACTACAGCATGGACATCTCGGGCCGTGCTGACTGGATCGGGGACCGCGCAAGCGACATCCCGGTTGTCGGCACCCGTCTGGCGCAGGATGAAACTGCCATCCAGATGGCCGGCATTGGGTATGACTATGGCCTTGAAGAGGTCAACCAGGCCCTCATGCTCGGCATGAACCTGCCCGGCGAGAAGGCCGCTGCTGCGCGCCTGATCTATGAGCGCACCGTGGACAACATCGCCTTCACCGGCGACACCGAGAAGGGCTGGAAGGGGCTGTACAACAACACCTCTGTGACGGCTATCGCGGCGACCAACGGTGACTGGGACCTCGGCACGACC